AGAATTTGCTAATCAGGCATCAGGTAGCAAAGAAGCTAGAATTAGAGGAGTGTCTTTACAATATTAATATGGCAATAATTAAATTAAATAATAATGCTCTAACAAGTGTTACAGAATTACCAAGTGGATTAGGTGGCGACCCTGATGTTAAAGTAGATATAGCAAGATTGGGTTTAAGAGTTTTTGCAAATCAAAACTTAGCAAAACAAAATAGTAATTCAGCAAGTTTTGATGTTTTTCAAGATGCGACAGGTGTTACAGCACTTACTAACGCTTCAAGAAACGCAAGTGAATATATGGCATCTTCCCAACTTCAAGATGTAGATACTTCTATTACTTTAAATAGTTCAAACTATGCAACTTATTTAGGAGAGAGTTCTCTTATAAAAACAACAACCAATAGTCCAGCAAGAACAGGCAACGATAGGTTCAACCCTGAATTAGCTTCAAATCAAGTGATGAATAGTTCATCAGGTTTAGCTGCAAGTTCTGTACCAAACTCTACGCAAGAAGCGACATTGATGGGTTATTATTTTGGATCAAGCACAAACACAAGTCAATTTTTGATAGACAACTATGATACTACAAATACTTACAGAATCACACACTCCAATATGAGATTTAACGAGGGAACTAAATTTTCGCCAACAAATGGAGCAAATTATAGTTTTACTTGGAGGAATGGACAAAGCACTTTACACTCATCACAAGGTATAGTTCTTTGGGGATTAACTGATGGTGGAACAGGAGACAATGATTACTCTCCGACAGGAGTCGGACAAATGGGAACTGTCTCAAATGGCACGACATATAATGTTGCTATAACTAATTCAAGTGGAACATTTTTTGATGGAATTACATTTAGAGTTTTTCACACTTCAGGAAATGCTTATATGTTTAACAATTTATCAATTCCTGGTACAATACGAGTTCCAACTGAAGTAGTAGCCGCAACAGGAAGTTTTGAGGGTGTTGCAATTACTGCTGGTTCATCAACAACTAAGATGGGTGCAGTTATAACTTATTCAGAAGTGGGAACAAATGCTTTAAATTCTGATTTAGTTTTAAAATTAAGTGCCGATAACGGAAGTAATTATTCAACTGCAACATTAACTGCATTGCCAGATTTTTCAAGTGGTGTTAAATGTTGTTCAGTTGCAGATTTATCAGTCACAGCTGGTACACAATTAAAATATAAGATAGAGTTTGCAAATCAATCAAGTGGAAGTAAGGAGTGTAGAATTACAGGAGTTTCGCTACAATATTAATTATGACAAGATACATTGGAAAACAACCAGCTTTTGGAAACTTTGTAAAATTAGATGCAATAAGTGTAGTTAATGGTCAAGCGGCTTACACTATGCAAAGTGGAAGTTCTAATTTTACAAACTACGATAATGTTAATCAATTTATAGTTTCACTTAACGGAGTTATCCAAGCACCGACAGATTCATTTACAGTTTCAGGTTCTACAATTACATTTGCATCAGCTTTAAGTACAGGTGATGTCATAAACTTTATTTTAGTTTTAGGTGATGTGCTTTCAATAGGAACTCCAAGCGACAACACTGTTTCAACTGCTAAAATTCAGAATACTGCCGTCAATGCAGATAAACTAGCAACAGATGCAGTACAAACTGCAAAGATTCAAAACGATGCAGTAACAACTGATAAAATAAATTTAATATCAACTTCCTCTACACCTAGTTTAGAGGCAAAAGGAACTTCAGGACAAACAGATGGGTATATTCAACTAAACTGCGAACAGAACTCACACGGAATAAAATTAAAATCACCACCTCATAGTGCTGGTCAATCTTACACTTTAACTTTTCCATCTACTGCACCAGCGACAGATAAATTTTTAAAAACTAACTCATCAGGAGTTTTAAGTTTTGCTGATGCTGGTGGTGGTATGTGGACTTACATTTCATCAACTGATGTAACAAGTGATGTTGGACAAGTAGATTTTACTTCTTTTTCAACAGATTATTCAGATTTTTGTTTAGTAATACAAAATATGCATGGGTCAAGTGATGATGTTGAAACTCAAATGAGATTTTTTAATAATGCTGGAAATATTGTTACAGGTAATTTTTATCAATGGTCTTTTATTGGTGCTGATACAGGAACACAACAAGTTGATAGTAATGGCTCAAATCAGAACAATATGAGACTTGGCAGACCTGTTGGTAATGCTTCCCACGAATCATCACACTATGAAATAATTATGTATGATGTTCACGATACAGGTGGCACTGCAATTACTGAAGGTTGGAAACACATGAAATTTAGTCAAACTTTTTCAAATGTTGCTGGTGAATTTGGTTTTGTAAATGGTGGTGGTATTTCAAAATATGAGAATAGTGGTAACTATGCTATTACAGGTGTTAGAATATTACTACAAGCTGGAAATATAGCTTCAGGTAGATTTACATTATACGGAAGAAAACATAGTTAGGAGTATTTATGGCAAGATATAAATTAGTTAATGGTATAAGAAAAAAATTTACAAAAGCTGAAGAAACAGCTAGAGATAAAGAAGAAGAACAAGCATTAATTGAAAAAGAAAATGCTATCCAAGAACAAGAAACTAAACAAGCTAAAAAAGAATCAGGACGACAAAAGTTAAAGGACTTAGGTCTTGATGATGATGAAATTGATGCTCTTATCAACTAGGAGTTAATATGCAACTATCAAAACATTTTAAATTAGAAGAATTTACAAAGTCAATGACGGCTATTCGTAAAGGAATAGATAATACACCTGGATCAGGTGATATAAAAAATCTTGAAGATCTATGTTATTGTGTATTAGAACCAGTAAGAAATCATTTTGATAAATCAGTTACGATAACTTCAGGATATAGAAGTGAAGAATTATGTGAAGCTATCGGTAGCAAAAAGACAAGCCAACACGCAAAAGGTCAAGCGGCGGATTTTGAAATATTCGGAGTTCCAAATATTAAAGTAGCTTATTGGATTCAAAACAATTGTGATTTTGACCAATTAATTTTAGAATATTGGAAACCTAAAAACAAACAAGATATTAATAGTGGTTGGATACATGTAAGTTATAATGAAAAAGGATCAAATAGAAAACAAGTTATGACTTATGATGGATCTGATTATTTAAACGGATTACCTGATATGAATTGGGAGAAGGGAGTGGTAGTAGCATAATGGCTTTAACGAAGAAACAAAAAAAATTGCCTTTAGCTTTACAAAAAGCTATATTAAAAAAACAAAAACAAACTAAAAAGAAAAGGAGAAAATAATGCCTTATCACACAGGACACGGTAAGAAAAAGAAAAAAGATAAGAAGAAGATGGGTTCTAAAAAGAAAAAAAGAAAGTAATGGTTAAAGTTGCTTCTATAAAGAATATCATCAAAGATCTTAAACCTAGACAACAAAAGACTATGAGATCACACGCTAAACACCATAGTTTGAAACACATGAGATCTATGGCTAGAGCTATGAAAAAAGGAAGAACATTCGGACAAGCTCATAGATCTGCTATGAGGAGTGTAGGTAAATGAAACCTAAATTATCTTTATTAAAAAATAAGATAAGAAATAAAAAAAGACTTGGAGCTACGGAGAGAGCTTCAGCAGTAGCAAGAGGATTACTTCCAAGAAAATCAGGGAAGTTTAAAGGAAAGAAAGTTAAGTCTAGAAAATATGGTGGGAGAGCTTAATGAGTGGATTTACTACAACAACAACTTTAAGGGAAATGATAGATAAATTTCCTATGAAACGGAGAAGAAGAAGTGCCAAGAAAAAAAAGAAGAAAAAGCGTTCCAAAAGATAAAAAGACAGGATTACCTAAAAAATATCTGTCAGGTCTTAAAGGATCTAAAAGAATGAGAAGAGCAAGACTCATTAGAAAAGTTTCTTCTATATACAGATCCGGTGGATTCATTCCAAGAGATCTTCTCAACAGAAGGACAAAAGCGTAATGGCAAGAAAATTCAGAAAACCTCTATCAGCTTCAACTACAAGAACATTAAGAGCTAAAGCAAAAAAATCAAAATTATTTAACTTTGCAGATCTAAAAGCCATCTATCGGAGAGGCCAAGGTGCATTTCTTGGAGGGGGATCTAGAAGAGTTTCAATGGCTGCGTGGTCAATGGGCAGAGTAAACAAAATGATCGCTAGAGGAAGATCTAGCACTTTTGATAAAGATATAGTAAGAAGAGCTATAAAAAGAAAAAGAAGATAATTTTATGGCAACAACAAGTCAAAAAAATAAAGAACATTTGATCCGTATAGAAGGAGAGATAGCACTTCTTAAACACGAGATTCAAACTATTCGTGGAAATCATTTACATCATTTAGATGTAAGAGTTTCTAGAATGGAAAAAGTTATGTGGACGATCTGTTTGATTGCAGTAACACACCTTCTCTACACAGTTCTCAATTAGTTGCTTTTATTCACATTTCCCTTTATAAGTGTACTATGTATAAAAGGATTCTCGTTATATCAGATATGCACATCCCATATCATCACAAAGACTCAATAGAGTTTTTGAAATGTGTAAAAAAAGAATTTAAACCTGATTTCATTGTAAACATTGGAGATCTTTTAGATTTTCACGCAATCAATATGCATACACACGATCCGGATCTTTATTCTCCTGGACACGAATTAAATGCATCAAAAAAATATATCAAAGAATTAGAATCTGTATTTCCAAAAATGATTGAAGTAGATAGCAATCATTCAAGTTTAGTTTATAGAAGAGCTGTTAAGTTTGGAATGAGTCGTCAATTCCTAAAAGATTATGGAGACTTTCTTGGAACAAAGAAATGGAAATGGATAGATGATCTAACTCTTAAAATGTCAAACGGACAGAAGTGTTTTTTTACACACGGTAGATCTGCTGATGTTTTAAAAGTATCTCAAACTATGGGAATGAATGTGACCCAGGGCCACTATCACACGGCGTTCACTATAAAATATTGGGCTAATCCTGATGCAATTTTTTGGGGAATGAATGTTGGATGTTTAATTAATCAAAAGTCTCTTTCAATGAGCTACGCAAAGAATTTTCGTACAAGGTTCATTTTGGGTTGTGGAATAATATTAGATGGAATCCCACGGCTTTTACCTATGGTCTTGAATAATAAAGGCAATTGGATTAAGAAGATAGTATGACGGACAAAAAAGACCCTCTAGAAGCTAAAATAAAGCGTTTTAAGAGGGGTTCAGCTCTAGATAAGCAGATAGGTGGCTCTCACTACAAAAACGCAAAAATAGAGCCGATTCAGTTGATTGTAGCCCATAAGTTAGATTTTATAGATGGAAATATAGTTAAATATGCAGTAAGAAAAAAAGAATTTGAAAGTGATAGAGAAAAATATGAAAAGATTAAACATTATTGCGAATTGGCATTGGAGTTAAAATGTGGTTCACATTAGGTAAATTAGCATTAAAGACAGGAGCTCAAATATATCAAAACAAGAAAAGAGCTCAGGTATTAGAATCAGAAGCAGAAGTAAAATATTTAGAACGAGCTTGTAAAGGTGAAGTAGAATTAAAAAAGATAGAACACAAAAGAATGAGTTCAGATCTAAAGGATGAATTTTGTTTAATTTTATTAAGTTTGCCCTTATTGATTTTAGCATATTCTGTATTTTTTGGAGATCCAGCTTTACAAGAACGAGTAGATTATTTCTTTGAAAAATTTGAGAATCTTCCCTTTTGGTATCAAGGATTAGTTATAGGAGCTTTCAGTACTATTCTTGGTATTCGTGGAGTATCAGCTATAAAGAAAAAATAATACACAACAGATTCATATATGGTAAAACTAATTATGAATCATAATGATTATATATTTGTAGATGCACAATTTTTCTTTGCTCCTTTAAATGAAGATGAAGCTTTAGGAAGAGCTATATCTATTTCTTATATTGATAAATTTCCAAGCTTTGAACATAAAACAGAGATCCTCAAAAACTTTGAAACTAACGGATTAATATTACTAGATTATGAAATAACTTATAGACCCATCAAAGCTAATGATGATCTAAAAGATTATGAGATTACAAGACACTAGAATATTATAGATCCAAGAATAAATCCTACAACAAAACAGATCCATTCCCTTCTATAATGAAGCTCTAGGGCTTTCCAATCGCTTT